TTGGCCAAGGCGGCGTCGCGCTCCTTCGCCAGGACATCGAGGGCTTCGGCCTGACGCTCCATGCGGGCGTTCATCTCGGCGAACCGGGTTTCGGCCGCAGCCAGGTCTTTGCGGGCCTGTTCCGCGCTGGCCTTGCCGATGGCGTCGCCGCCAGGGCTCTCGGTCCACATGCCGCCGGGATCGGGGGATCCGGCCGGGAAGGTATAGCGCCCCTCGGTCGGGTGGTAGAGCGTGGTGTCGATCGGCAGGACAGCTTGGCGAGGCATGTATTATCCTTGATCTTGATCGCTGTTCAGAAGAATGGCCGCGCCGTTTCCAGCGCGGCCACCGTCATCTGCGACTAGTTGTTGGCGAGACGCGCCGCCAACTGCGGGCGAAGCGTCTTGTAGCCATAGAGGACATCGACGCGGCAGGGCAGCTTGTCGTTCGTGATGTCGTACTGGCGCACGACGCGCATCGAGATACCGTCCAGCACCTCGCGGGCGGAGAAGTCGACGCCCTTCGGCATCACCATGTCGGCCGTGGCGAAGGCGAAGGCGCCCTTCTGGTAGGCCAGGGAGATACCGTGCGCCGTGGACGCCGTGCCCGCCACGGTGATCGCGGCGTTGTCCGCCGGCGAACCGGAGACGGTCTGGCCCACGCCAGAGGTCACGATGGACGGACTGATGGACACCGTCAGGTTGCCCGAGCCGTCCGCCGTGCCGTCCGCGGTGGCGACGAACTGCTGGAGCACGCCGGTGGAGGCGCGGGTTTCCGGGTGGACGCTGAAGACGCCGGCGATGGTGAAGATGTCGCCCTGCTTCAGAGCCGCCGTGGAGGCCGTCCAGCCGTCCGTGATCAGGCTCGCGCCGGTCTGGGTCGCCCCGTTGACCAGCGGCGTGCCCGCCTTGGTGCCGGGCGTGTGGCGCGGCAGCAGCGTGTTCTCAGCGAAGTCGAACCCGCTGGTGCGGCCGAGATAGCCTTCGGTGTTCTGCTTGGAGATCTTCTCCTGGGCGTTGAACAGGCCCTTCAGCGCGTCCACCAGGTCGACGTTGTCCTGGGTGTTCAGGCTGACGTTGCGGTTGTCGGGAGGCGCCAGGTTGTCCACCAGCATCTTCCGCGCCTGGAGCACCTTGGCGAAGGTCGCCGCCGCGCCGTGGTTGTTCACCTGGTTGTAGACGTCCTTGTAGACATGCGAGAGGACGTCGGCCTCGATGTCGGCGGCGAGCTGGGCCATGGCCGGCTCGATGATCCGTTCCGAGAAGTCGTCGAGGCTCAGCGTCAGATCGACGGAGGTGAAGTTCATCGCCACCCAGCGCTGGTTGTTGACCTGCAGCGAGACGCTGGACTCCGTGGTGTCCTGCGCGGTCATCGTGGCGCCGGTGCCGGTCGTGTAGCGGTTGGGCAGGCGCACCTTCAGGGTGTCGCCGATCTTGGCGCCTTCGTTCGCGAACGACTTGTCGTAGTCGCGCGTGATGGAGCCCACGAAATTGAGCTTCTGGTGGAGGACGACCAGGGCCTTGCGGGTCACCTGGGTCGGCGTGAGGATGGTGTTGGCCATGATGGAGGGTCCTTCGGGCCCGGCCTAGCCGGGCGCTGGGAGGGGCGGCGTCTCTCGACGCTGCGGTTTCAGGGGGATCAGCGCCGGCGCGCGGCCGTGCGCTCGCGTTCACGGCGCGCCCATTCCTCGGTGCTGAGCTGGTCCCCCGAGGCGTCCGTGGTCTTGCGGACATTGGGGGCCGCGCCGCCGACCTTGGGAGCCGGCTGGCTGGCTTGCGCCTTGGCGTTGTTCTGCGCCGTCTGGTGCTGCTTGAGGGCGGCCTGCGCCTTGGTCAGTTGCTCCCGGAGCGACAGGTTGTCGTTCAGGACTTGCCAGACGCGAGGGTCGGTCATCTCGGCGACTTCCTGCGGCTCGACGCCGTAGGTCTTCACCGCGTGCTGAGCGATCTGGGCGGCCTTGTCGGCGTTCCAGCCCTCGATCTTCTGAGCCAGGATCTTCCCCGTTTCCTCCTGGCGCTTGGCGAGGCCTTGGGCGGCTTGTTCGCGTTGCGCCGTGAGACGTTCAGCTTCCTTGGTCTTGAGGTCGTTCACCGCTTCGCCGCGGGTCCGTTGGAGATCGGCTAGCGTTTCGTGAGCGGCGTCATACGCCGCCCGGTAGTCCTTGTAGGTCTGGCCCCATTGGTCCGGGTCGGCGTGCGCCAGGGCCCGGAATTGCGGCCAGTCGATGGTCCGCAGCGTCGTCCCGCGGCCATCCAGAGGCTGGTCGAGCTGCGCGTTGATGGCGGCCATGTCGCGGTCGATGTAGGCGACCTTGGCGTGTTCTTCGGGGAGCGCGGCGACGGATTCGGCTTGCTGGCGCTGCCAGGCCTCCCGTTCGGTCTCCACCGCCCGCCGTTGTTCCGCGAGCTCCTGGGTCTTGCGGGTGTAATCGGCATGCCGGAGCCGATCGAGCGCGACTTCCTTCGGCACCTTGAGCTTCTGGCCGTCGGAGAGCTCGATTTCCTCAAGCTCGTCGTCGGCCGCCTCGCCCGGCGTCACGGCGTCGCCATCTACGGTCTTGCCGTCACCTTCCTCTGTGGCGGGGGCCGCGTCTTCGTTGACCCATTTGTCGGCGTCGAAGACGGGGGTTTCATCGCCTTGGGCCTGGGCCTCATCGGCGACTCCTGGCGCGGAGGTGTCCTCCGCAACCGGGTTGGTCGCGTCCGGTGCTTCTGACAACGGTTTTCCTTTTCAGGGCTTGCGGCGTCTCTCGACGGCGCTGTGATCCGGCGAGGCCGGGTTTCGTCAGGCCGCGAACGGCGGCTGTTGAGGCGCAGGCTGCGGTTGCCCGACCGCGGCGATCTGGCCAATCAGGTCCGGGTCGTTGAGCATCTGGGCGATGGTCTGGACCACCAGCGCCTGGATCGGCGCCTGTTCCTCCGGCGTCAGCGGCACGCCCTTGGGATAGAGCGCCTTGATCCGCTTCGTCTCCGCATCGACCGCCTCGATCTCGACGCGGCGTTGATCCAGCGACTTGTCCAGCACCGCGCCGGCCAGCTCGGCCTTCGCCTCCCCAAGCGCGCGGGCCATGGCCTGAATCTGGGCCTTCATCTCGTCCACGACGGGATTGTCGCCCTGAAGCTGGGGCGGCAGGAGCTTTTGCAGGCGCTCGGCGATTTCGTCGGCGCCGGGCCAATCGAGGTTCTTGGCCAGAAGGTCGCCGATGATCGGCGCGACCTGAGGGTACGCCCGCACCAGCTCGATCATCTGGTTGGCCGCCTCTTCGCGACGGGTCGTGAACGAGGGGCCAGCGGTGACGGTGAGGTCGTAGCGGCCGAGCGAGAGGTCATAGACCCGCGCCGTCGCCGCCTCTTCAAGCGACAACGGCGAGGCGGCCGGCTGGAGGGCCGGCGCGGCGGCGGCCGTCTGGTTGCTTACGGCGAGCGGCTGTTGCGGCCCGATCTGCACCGCGTGGGCGTTTCCGTCCGCGCCCAGGATGCGGATCATCCGCGGCGTGTTGTAGGTGTGCGGGATCAGGTCGAGCACGATGCGCCCGGCGCATCGGATAGCCCGCGAGAGGTTGTCGATGATGTGGAAGGTCGAGACGTCGCCCTCCCGCTGCCGCGCCAAGATCGCGCGGCCCGACGTTTCGTTGCTTTGCGCGCCCAGGCTGGCGTCGAAGAGGCCCAGGATGGACTTGATGTCGTCGGAGGCGTTGAGTGCTTCCTGCAGTGCGCCGGCCGGTGGCCCCGCGAACTCCTGCCGCTGCGGCGCCTCGGGGCCGTCGTACTCGATGTAGGCGTGGCTTTCGGTGTTCGCCGTCGCCCACTTGGCCGCATCCGTCACGAACGCGCCGACGCGGCCGACGAACGGAGCCTTGGGCGCCAGGGCGACAAGTTCGGTGGCGGCTGTGCGCCAGAAGTTGAAGATCCGCTGCGGGTCCTTGGCGTCGCGGATCAGCGAGCGGAAATAGCGCCGACCTTCGACATGGATTTCCTCGCCATAGACCGGCACGATGGGGATATACCGCCCGGCCCACGCGTTTTCCTCAAGCAGCTCTGCCCCGGACAGAATGCGCTGCGTCACCTTGAACGACGGCACATCGCGCGGCTGACCGACGACGGACATGCCGAGCGCGTCGAACAGGTCTTTGTTCGCCTCGTAGACCGTGACATCGACGATCAAGCGGCTCGGATCGAACAACGCGGCTGCGGCCGGATTTGCCAGCGGGTCGAAGCCCTCGGCCGGCGGCGACAAGGCTACGATCTGCTTCACCGACTGCTCGCGCGTCCAATACGCGGCGACGGTGATCATCTGGCGGGGCTGATCGGAGCCCGTGAACGACGCCCCTTCGAACGAAACCGCGTCGGCGCCCTTCCACCGCTTCTTGAAGGCGTCTTCCGTCAGGCTTTCCAGCTTGAACGCGCCGTTCCAGTCGCAGGAGTCCGCCGAGCCGGAATCGGGATCGCCCCAGATCGCCAGCGGGTTCGGCTCGCGCTCGATGCAGATATCCTGTTCGAAGCTGTCATCGCCGGCGTAGCGAGTGTTGATCGAGAAGAACCCGAAGCCGGCCGAGGCCGCGAAATCCAGGGCCGTGTCATAAGCGACGTCGGCGTCAGAGGACTGCTCGATATGCCGGATCAGGCCGTCGATGATCTTCGCCGTCTGCACGTCGGCCTGGCTGTCCACCGGGTGGACGGTGATCGCGGGTCGGTTCTGGCGCGCGTCGTTGACCACCTGGCGGATGAAGGCCGGGAGGCGGTTGATCGTCAGGCAGGGGCGGCCCTCCTGCTCGCGCTGGCGTCGGATCGCTTCGGGCCACTGCTCGCCGAGCCGGGCGAACTTCAGATCCTCCAGCGCCTCACGGTAATTTTCGGAGAACGTCTCCTGATAGCGCTTGAGCTCGGCCTGCGCGTCGGCGACGTCGCTGTCAGGCGTGGGGGACGTCAATGCACCGTCTCCGCGTCGAACTTCCGCGCGCGCCGCGCCGCGCTCATGGCCTTGGACATCTCGACGTTCACGACGACTTCGCCGATCCTGTCGGCGAGCCCGCGGAGCGCGTCCGACACCGGCTTCAGCGCGTCGCCCTCGCCGCTTTCGGCCTCGATCCACGTGGCGTAGTCCCGCGCCGCCTTGGCCGTGAGCCGGCGCACCACGTCCCCGTCCCAGATCGCCACCAATGGATAGGGTTCGGTTTCCGGATGGACGAGGCCAAGCACCAGGCGGAACGGATCGGAGAGGTCGATCGGGTAAGAGAACATGCCCGAAGGCGGCATCGGGAAGGCGTTCATCCCATCCATGATCCCGCTCCCTGATAGCTGCGCCGCTCGACGGCCTTTCGCGCCTGCTGCGGCTCTTCGTAGGCGACGCACATCAGGCCATAGGCGTCGGCGCCGTGCGAGGACCAGTCGTGTTCCGGGCCGAGGCCGATTTCTCGCTTCTCGTCGCGCTTCTCGTGATAGGCCGCCAAAGCGTCCCGGCCGGCTTCGGTCGTCGCCTCGTTGAACCAAATACGAGGAAAGAGACGTCGTGCCGTGTCGATCCGTAGCTGGGCCGCGCCCTGCCCCTGATTGAGCACTACCTGCACATCAAACCCGGCGTCTCGCGCCTGATCTTCGTAGCTCCGGCCTGTACTGTTCTCCGGGCCGACGCGGGTTCCATCATGCGGCAGCACAACGAGGCAACCGCGGTATCCTCGCTGGCGAAGCTCTTCGAAATAAAAGGCCGGCGGTTGGCCGCTTCCCTCGATGTAGTCGATGACGTTGATCTTCTGGCCGACGAACTGCGCCACCCAAATCGCGGTATGATCCCGGCGGCCCAAGTCCCAGAAGGTCCGCACGGCCATATTCGGGTCGCGCGGCACGAAGCCAATGCGCCCCTCGGCTTTGGCCTTGGCCAGGCTTTCGGCGAAGTAGGCGCCCTCGTACACGAGCTTGAAGTCACCTTCCCAGATGTGGGCGTATTGCTCTGGCCGGTCTCGCAAGTCCCTGAGCCGATCGCGCTCGAGCTTTTCGGGGAACCACGGGTTGTCCCGCCAATTCATCTCCACGATCCGCATCAGCGGATCACTCGCCCCGCGAAACCGTTTGTGAGTCGCGCTGCGCTTGCTCTCCGGGTTCCACGTCACCCAGAGCTCGCTACCGTCCTCGCGGATGGTCGGGATGAGCTTCATCCAGGCCTCGTCAGTGACCGGCTCGGCCTCGTCCACCCACGCCAGTCGGATGCGCGACTTCGACTTGATGCTGTCGATGTTCCGGTCGAGGCCGCTGAACGCATAGCTGATCCGACCGCACGCCGTGCTGACATACTTCTCGCCAATGTCGAAGTGCGGCCGCAGCCACTCCGTCTCGCCAATCGCCGCCTTGATCTCCTCAAGCGAGGAGTCCGCCAGCGAGTTCATAAACTGGCGGCCACAGAGGATCAGACCCGTTTCGCCGGCCTGCGCCCACATGTGAGCGCGAACCGCCGTCATCTTGGCGAAGGTCCGGCTCTTGGCCGAACCTCGTCCACCATAAGAACCCCTGATGTCAGCCTGGCCATCGAAGACCCAGACGAGCTTTTCGGGGATCTTAAGCTGCGCTGTCGTCACGGGGCTTCACGCCCACCAGTTCAATGCGCGAAATCTGCAGGCCGCCAGAGTGCTCGGTCTCGGTCTTGTCCCGCCAAAGGTCGGGCACGCGATTCTTCAGGCCGAAGATCACCGCCGTAGCATTCCCCTCGCCCGACGAGGCCAGCGCCTTGAGCCGGTCTTCCCAGACCCGCGCACCCTTGGCCCGCCCCCTTTTTATGGATGCGGAAAAGTCCTCATGGGCCTTCTTCCACGCCGTGATCGTATCAAGGCAGACGCCGAGTTCTCCAGCGAGCACGGCTTCGGAATAGCCCTCCGCCAGGATCGTCTCGGCCGTTTCGCAAAACGCCGGGTCGTACTTGCTCGGGCGGCCTCCTGGCATCTGTCCATCCTCCCGCGAGTTCGCCGCAGAGATTGTTCGCGCCGGTTGGGTGTGTCACACCTGGTGTGTTACACCTCGCGCATGACCAGCAAATCTTCGTCCGTGCGCTCGGTGCGGCTTCAGAACGATCTCTGGGCCTGGCTAGAGGCGGAAGCTGCGCGGCGTTCCGTCTCGGCGAACGGCCTGATCTCCGACTTGCTGGAGGTCGGTCGCCTTCGCGCCGAGGAGGCTAAGACGGCGCCGAAGCCGCCGGTGGCCCGGAAGGTGGAGACGGCGAAGCCCCCGCCGTTCACGTCCAGGCTGAAGGGCGAGTGGAAGGCGCCCTAAGGCTCCAGCTCTAGCGCGGCCTGCGGGCCGCAAAGCCGATGCGGCGGGGCTTGTCCTTGGGCGTTTTGTGAAGCGCCCAGACGGCCGCCCTGGAAACCGATTTCATGCCGTAGAGACGCGGCGTGGAGCCCTCCGCGTCGCGTAGGTCGTTCATCGACCCGAAGCCGAGGATGACGGGGAAGCCGTCCCAGTCCATCGCGCGTCTCCCTACTGACCCCGGATCACGGTCGAAGGCGGGGGTCGGTTGATATCGCCCGGCGTTGGCTCAAGCTGGCCGAGCTTGCTCAGCAAGTAGTCTTCCGCAGCCTGCCGATCGGCGAACGGATGAAGGATCTTCCAACCGTCCCGCCAGAGCCAGAGCATGACGCCGGTGTGCGCCGGCATGATGCGGAAGCGGTGCAGGGCTTCGGCCGGCAGTTATATACTTTACAAAGCAGCCGAGAGGGCGCATAACGGTGTCATCGAAGGACGACGCCGATGACCGATCTCACCAGCCCCATCTTCCAAGACGCCGACAAGGCCCGCGAGCATCTCGAAAAGACCCGCTGGCCGAACGGCCCCGTCTGCCCGCACTGCGGCGTGGTCAACGAAGCCACCTACGTCGGCGGCAAGGCCGCGCGCGTCGGCGTCTATCAGTGCAACGCCTGCCGCGAGCAGTTCTCGGTGACGGTCGGGACCGTGTTCGAGTCGTCCAAGGTTCCGCTGAACAAGTGGCTGCTCGCCACCTACCTCATGTCGTCCAGCAAGAAGGGCATCTCCGCCCACCAGCTGCACCGCACGCTCGGCGTCACCTACAAGACCGCCTGGTTCATGGCGCACCGCATCCGCGAGGCGATGAACCCGGCTGAACCCCCGAAGCTCGGCGGCGAGGGCAAAGTCGTGGAAGCCGATGAAACCTACGTCGGCGGCAAGGTCCACAACAAGCACCGCAACAAGCGCAAGGCCCCCGACATCGAGGCCGAGTTGAAGCAGAAGGTCGTCACGCTGGTCGAGCGCGACGGCGGCGTGCGCTCGCATCATGTGGCCGACGTCACCTCCAAGACCCTCGGCTTCGTCCTGCGCACCACGGCGGATCGCGCCTCGCACCTGATGACCGACAAGTGGTCGGGCTACATCAGCGTCGGCAACGAGTTCGCCGCGCACTCTGCCGTTGACCACTCAGCGGGCGAGTATGTCCGCTTCGGCTTCCACCACTCGAACACCGTCGAGAACTACTTCTCGATCCTGAAGCGCGGGATCGTGGGGACCTTCCACCACGTCTCGGAAGCGCACCTCGCCCGCTATCTGGCCGAGTTCGATTTCCGCTACTCGCACCGCTCCGGGCTCGGGGTGGACGACGCAATGCGCGCCGACGAAATCCTCCGCTGCACCGCTGGCAAGCGCCTCACCTATCGGCGGTCTGACGAAACCGCGCACGCGTAAGCAGAAGGCTAGGCGCCTGATCGCCCTACGCGCTAGCCTTCGAAAAACGGAGGGTGGCGATGGATGAGGAAGCGATCCGCAACACAATGGCGGACCAGATGGCGTGTGCCTTCATCGTGGAAATCTTGCTTGTTGGATACCTGAAGCAATTCCCGGCAGGTGCGGCGCGGGATTCCATTGTCGAGACGATTAAGAAGACCGGGCGCCGAACCGACCAGTTCGCGGGCCTCGCCAAAACCGATCGAATGGCCGAGTTGCTATCCGACGTAACAGTGCGGATGCACTCCGCGCTGGACGGCTATCTTGAACGAGCCCTTGCAAGGCTAGCGGCAGCGTCGGGCTGACACTGACTATCTCAGCTTTTGCGGCGGCGAGTCGGTTGTCGGTCATCCGGTTCCTGCGGCCTATGTGGCTTGTGCGGCGTGTTCACCAGCCGCCCAAGAGTCTCGTTGAAGCGGCGCTCCGCTTCCTTGTCGTCATCCCTCTCAGGCGGGGTGGATGAGGTTTTCACGGATGATTTCCTTATGCTCACCGCTCAACGTCACGGCTGCCAGCGCAGCTTCCGCTAACGCATCCATCTCCTCGATGGACATTAGGCCAATTCGTGTCCCCTGCCTAAGCTGCGCCTCCGAGAAGAAATGGAGGGTCTGAAGCTCTACGTAGCTGTCGTGGGCCAAGAACGCGTTTGCGGCGGCGCTAAGTGGATGGGCCGGTTGCCATAAGGACTTGCTGTTTATGCGCAGGAAGAGGCGTCGCACCGGGCATACGCAAATGTGCCACTTGGCCTTTCCCCTCGGCCTTACGCGTGGATCCGCGATGCGTATGACGGCGCCAGCAATCAGGTGCATGGCGCCAGCGATCTAGAAGAAAGCGCTCTCTGCGATCTCTTCCAACTCTTGAGCCTTGGCCTTCCGATGGGGGTCTTCGGGGTCCAGAAAATCCTCATAGCGCATCGTTCCGCCCATGGCGGCAATGTACGCAGGATCGCTGTGGCTCTCTTCATAGAGGTCATCAAACGTCTTGTCGGCGTAGTTCTCGACGGCCCACTCCAAGGCCTCAACATCACTTTCCGACAAACGGTTGCCGTTCGCGTCGCGAGTCGCAAGGACTTGCCACCTGTTCCCCACAGTGAACGGCACGTCTCCATTTCCACCAAGGGCAAGGATTTCGAACGGGTCGCGCCTTATCAGCCCATAAACCGCACTCCCAAGCGGCCCATAGGTATCGGCTACGTAGTGGTCACCCGCAATCGGGCGCCCATATTTATTAAGGTGGTACTTGTCGGCGTAAAACGCGCACTTGACGACGTGATAAACGTCGATGTGTGGCCGCCTATTCGCCAGCCACACTATGACCTCTAGGGCCTTATCTGTGCGAACTCTGAATTGTGCGGTCACGTTTCACGCTGGGGGTCAACGCTAAAATGATCGCACGTTACACCGTGTAAGGCAAATGTTCTTGCGGCGTTCTTCTTGACGCGGCGAAAAACGTTGATCTCGCAGGCGTGTGCCACTTCCGTTCCGATGGGTCCTAATGAGCCGGCCTGTCACGCAGAACGAATCATGGCCTGGTTTGGTTGCTTTGCAAAGTATATAACTGCCCTTCGGCCTCTCGGGCGGCCCGCTCTAGCTTCGGATGCTGGCAGGTTCGGAACACATGATCCCTCCACGATGAGAGGGGGTCGCGACGCCATCCGACCGCTGGGGGGGGTACTAGTCAGCCGTGAAGGCTGCCGGGGAGGCGTTGTTGTCGGGGCGTCGCGATGGGTTGCGGCCACTCGGCCAAAGCTTCGCACTTGAGCGATGCGGCCTCGCCACGGGGGCGATGATCCGTCGCCTGGTGGGCGGGCACAAACAGCACACAGACCCCACCGTTGGCGCCTATAGTACCGCGAACGCGCCGGAACGCAAGATGTTCCGTCAGGCCGCGGTCAGATGCTCGATGTCCACCGTCATCCCCCGGCCGTAAGGTCCCTCGATCATCACCTGGGCGCGCTTGCCGCGAGGCGTGTTCAGAACCCGGGCCATGAAGGTCTGCCAGGGGCCGGCGGTGATCCGGACCTTCTCGCCCTTCTTGGGCCTGTACGGCGGCTTCTTCTGGCGCGTGCGATCGTAGAGGCCCGCCCGTTCCTCCGCTTGCAGGAGAATGATCGCCGGAAGCGGAATTGCCATGGGCCGCGGGACACCCTCATCGTCCTCCGAGCAGACAAAAGCATGGATCGACTGCAGGGCCCGGACTTCCGCGAAATCGGCGTCCCCGCAGAGCACGAACAGATAACCCGGAAACAGCGGGCGGCTCACCACCTCGTAATCTCGGGCTAGTCGACGCAGCACGATCTCGCACGGCATGAACACCGCAAACCCCGCTTCCTTCAGCTCATCGTGCGCCGCCCGTTCGCGCCGGGTCGAGGTGCGGACTGCGTACCATTGGCTCAACTAACCCTCTCCTCGATGATGCAGTTGGTCGGGTGTTGTGGGGGCTGGGGTGGTCATTCCGCAGCCATCGTCTGGCGGTGGAGATAGCTGGCGAGCCGTTGCGCCTCGGCGTCGTGGCCTCGGGCGATGTCGGTCCAGTAACGCCAGGCATCCGGCATCTGATCGGGGGCGACGTGGCCCTTGATGGGCTTGGCCGCGTTCGCGCCGCCGGCGCCGTTGCGCCACATCGGACCGGCCTTGCGGTAGGCTTCCGATGCGAGGATGCGCTGGTGGCGGATCTTGTCCCGCAGGCTCAGCGCCTCGTATTCGCCGTCCGAGAGCTCGCGCCAGGGCTGGAGCGCCCCGCCGTCCGCTCTCGGTCCCGCCGTCCGCTTCCGGACCATCGGCAGGAGCTGCCCCGGGGTCGGGAACTTCTGCGCCCCGGATTGCCGCCACTCCCGACAGGCCGAGCGGATCGCCTCGATCTCGAAACCGGCGAGGTCGTCGCACCAGTCCCGAAGCCAGCTCTCGCGTTGCTCGACCTGCATCAGCGGCGGACGGCAGTGTACCGCCAAACGCTCTATTTCGTCAACGATTTCAATCCTATTGGCCATCTTGAAGGACTCGTCTGCGGGCTTCGGCGATGTCGGCGGCAATCCGGTCGGCGAGATCGGGTCTGTGGGATTTGCGACTGGTCGTTGGCTCCTTGCGGACCCAATTGCGGAAGACGGCGCCCCAGTCGCTGTGCGCCCTTCCGAACTCATGGTCGCGGACCATGGCGAGCGCCCTCTCGAGGTCGCCGGCCGTGTAGCCCTCGTTGGTCAGGCGCGCGATCGTCAGCTCGTCAGGTTCCCAATCTTCCGGACATCTCTTCGTCGGCTTTGGGCGAGCTGGGCGCGCTTGCGCGCTCCCTCTCGGTTCAATTGACGGTTCTTCTAGTGACGGTTCAAACGTAGTGAGGGGTGAAACCATTTCCCCACCCCCTGTTGTGGATTTCCCCACCCCTGGGGCAGCCGCTTCCCCACATGGGGAAATGATTTCCCCACCAAAGTGCAGGGTGATGATGTCGCTCGAACGCGAGCCGTCGGGCCGCCGGCGCTCCTTCCGAGACAGCATCCGCCGCGCCTCCAGGCCCTTCATCAGGGTCAGGATCGTGCGTTCGGTTAGCCCGGTATCCGAGGCCAGACGGCTATGCGAAGGGAACGAGCGCATGTGCTCGTCGGCATAGTTGGCCAGTACGAGCAGCAAGAGCTTTTCGGAGGGTGAAACCCCGCGCACAGCCATTGCGCAGGAGAGGGCCTGGACGCTCAACCCCGCGCCCTCCCCTCGATGATCTCTTGCGCCCGCTCGTTGTCGGCATAGCCTTCACGGGCGGCGTTGGGCGCGGCTTCCTCCAGCGCGCTCATGGCGCGGGCCAGCGCGCGGAACTGACTGAAGGCGCGCACGGCGTTGGCATAGCGTTCCTCACGGCTGAGTCCGGCGGACGCGGCGCCCAGCAGCTTGAAGTCCAGCGTGGTCGCCAGGATCGCGGCTTTGCGGGCGGCGTGGCCCATGACGTCGGGGGCGGTGTTTTCGGTCAAGCGCCAGCCTCCGCGAGACGGCGCTCATGGGCGCGGATGCCATGCATGACTGTGGTGTGGTCGGCGCGGTTGAGCCGACGGGCGATCTGCGGCAGGCTGAGACGCGTGCGGCGGCGAAGCTCCCACATGGCCTCTTGGCGAGGGTGTGCGATCCGGTAGCAGCGGGAGGGCCCGCGCAGATCTTCCACGGTGAGCCCATGACGGTCCGCGACCGCCGCGATGATGCCGTGAACGTCCGCGCCGCAAGGCCGCATCCAGAAGCGATAGGCGCGCCCGGAATCGGCGATGAAGGGGCCCTCCCCTTGCCGGATCGCCAACGCGTCGCCCAGATAGAGCGTGGCGTCGCCGATCACTTCCTTGCGGGTCCAGGGCTCGCTCACAGGAACCGTCATGCCCGCCCCCGCTTCTCGACCGCCCTGAGTGCGTGGATGACCGTCGTATGATCGCGGTCGAACGCCCGGCCGATGGC